TGGGTCTTTCGATCAGTTGCGAATAAAATTCACGCTCCACAAACAGCAACCAGATGCGGCCATTCCGTCTTCCATTCAGATATATAATCTTAGTAAAGAGTTGCGAGGGGAATTGAGTAAGGTATCAGGGGCGAAGGTTAAAGTCTCCGCTGGCTGGGCAAACGCACCGGTTGTTGAAGTATTCACGGGGAGCATGCTCTATGCCACACATCAACGAGAAGGTGCAGATATTATTACATCTCTTTTCGTTCTCTCCGGCTGGGGAAGCGCACATCAAGCCGCTTGTATTAAAACAAGCGCACAAGACGCTACTGTTAAAGATTTAGTGCTGGAGATACTGAACGACCCCGGCCTGCCCGGCATTACAGTGGATCCAAAAAACATCGTAATTGCAGACCAGAGCTTTGGTAATCAAGGGTGGACATTCGCTGGCTCTGTACGAGATGCACTAAACAAACTTTCAAGCATATATGGATTTTCCTGGTGGATTGACCAGAACGTCTTTTACGCCTCTGATGACACTGCCGGGGCACTGCCGGGTGGGGAAGTAGTAATCAGTTCAAAAGAAGGAAATCTGCTGCGGGCGGAGCCAATGCTTAGTCTCGCCCCGGACAGGAATCAACAATACGGGATTACCATAACATCTCTTTTTGAGCCTCGGTTAAAAGCGGGCTTTTCGGTCAAGCTGGAGAGCGAGCTAAATCCACAGTTGAATAGAAGTTACGTGATACTAAATCTTACCCACGTTTGTGATACGCACAGCGACGCATGGATAAGTCAGGTAGAAGCATTGTTATACGGAGTAGTTTAATGAACTGCACGCATGCAGACGAAAACACACAACTGCGGGAAGTGATAGACAGGGCCATGTCTCATCTCAATACAGGTATCCCCGGGAAGGTTATTTCTTTTGACGCTACCAAAAGAACGTGCGAAGTCCGTCCGGCTATTCAGATGAAAAAAACGCTTGACGGGGAAGTGACGTTCGTCGATATGCCCAGCATTATAAACGCCCCCGTTGAAATGCCGACGTGCGTCGTAGCGGGGTTTTACATCACGTTGCCTATTCGCGCCGGCGACCCCTGCTGGATTAAATTTAGTCAGCGTGCCATCGACCACTGGTTCGAAAATGGCGGAATACAGCCCCCAGGAGACAATGACGCCGTTGGTTGCCGCCATCATTCTTTGACCGATGCTATTGTCACATTCGCGCCGGCCACATTAAATGACGTTTTGGACAATTATGAAGAAGATGGCATCGAGATCCGCAACAAGGCCAAAACGTCGCGGATTACAGTAAAAGACGACGTTGTTGAAATAGCAGTCGGCACCTGCATGTTTACCGTCTCGAACGACGGCACGATAGTTGCCAAAGCGGGGGACATGGAGTTTACTGTGGCTTCTGATGGGTCTGCGGAGATGACAATAGGCACAAGCTCTTTTCTCGTGTCTTCCGATGGCACCATGACCGCTACAGGCGATCTTGAAGTAACAGGCGCTCTTTCCTCTCTTACTTCAGTTGCGGACAACATAGGAACGTTGGCGGCCTTACGAACTGCCTTTAATTCACATACTCATCAGTATGCACCGGGACCCGGAAGTCCCACACCTACAGGACCACCGGTGCCAACGGATCCGGCAGCACCGTAATACAGGAGATTGCAATGCCTTTTACATGGCTCTTGAGTTCACGGCACGACATAATGATTCGCTCAGGCGGCACCGTTCAGAAAGTGTACGGAGCGGAAGAAGTGCGCCAACGTATTTTGGTGCATCTGCTTCATAAATGGCAGGAATATTTTATGAATGTACCTGCCGGGCTTCCGTGGGATGAGGTACTGCTGGGGAGTAAAGATTTAAAACTGATCGAGACCTGGGTACGGAAAGAGATATTGGATGTGCTTGGAGTCGTAAGCATAATCAATGTAGATCTTATGTACTCTACAACGATCAAAAGACAGTTGATCGTAAACGCAAACGTCGAGGTGTACGGACTCTCTGGCCCGGACATCATTACTATAGAGAATCAGGTATTAGGGTAGGAGGAGATTGATATGGCCACTTTCGGTATAACGAATCAGGGTTTTGTTCTCAAAAGGGCCGCCGATATTCAAAGTGATTTAGTTGCCGCACTGTCCACCATCGTGGACTTAGAAACAGGGGAATCGTTGTCCGTCATCCTTTCGGACGAGAACGACCCAATAGCGCAAGTCGTGAACGCTTTCTCAGCAGCACTTGCCGAACCATGGGAGCAACTGGAGCTTGCCTACAATCAGTTTGATCCTCTGAAGGCTACCGGGGCGGGATTGAAGGGAACTGTTCAGCTTAATGGCATAACGGCTCTCCCGGGGACGTATTCAAAAGTTACTCTTTCATTGGTTGGCACTCCAAATCTTGCATTTTCTGCTGGCAAAAAAGTATCTAAGATGGATGATTCCGTCGTGTTTACTTTACCCGCTGTATTATTTGATAATCAAGGGGTCGCTGTAGTACAGGGCACGGCAACTGTTAAAGGTCCGCTTACTGCAGAGATAGCAGAAGTCGTAAAAATAGTTACCCCGGTATCCGGCTGGACTTCGGTTACTAATGCTGCTGCAGCCGTGCCCGGAACACTGGAAGAAACAGACACACAACTTCGCGCCCGGCAGCAGGTAAGCACTTCCTTGACAGCGCAATCCATAGTGGAGAGCATATACAGTGGAGTGGCTAACTTAACAGGTGTGTCTTTCTGTAAAGTCTATCAAAATATCGACATGACAGAAGACGGACGGACGATTCCGGCAAAATCCATCGCCGTCGTTGTGGAGGGCGGAGATAATCACGAGATAGCGCAAGTTATTTTTAATAAAAATCCGATGGCAGGTACCTTTGGGGATATCTCTGTTAGTATAGTGGATATTCAGGGTTTATCAAATGAGATAAAGTTCTCCCGGCCCACCCCTGTGGACATATACGCAACTATAAACGTAACAGTTGTTGACGTTGGAAAATGGCCTGTTACTGGGGAAGAGGATATAAAGGCGGCGATTATCGCGTACGCTCTCGTACACTATGCGTTGCCTGGGGAAGACATATATGCCTCCGATCTATTTATTCCCGTTCTTACAGTTCCGGGGATCAAGGTGACGGGGATTACAATAGCGAAAACAGAACAGCCTACGGCCGACGAAGTTCCGTTTGCATGGAACGAAGTAGTTAGTTTTACAACTGCTAAAATAAACGTTGTGGTAACGGGTGTCTAAATGCCTCTTTTTACAGATACTGACGGAGTAGGGTTTGTTAACACTGACGGAGTAGGGTGGCAAAAACTCCCGGACAGTTCCCCTATCATATACTTTCAGAATGCGGGAAATCTCATAACGTATGTAGGCGGCATACTTTATTACATTGTGCTGTACAGGGATGCAGATGGCGCAATAACCGACGTAACTGCTCAGTGCATTTTTACCTCCTCTGCCCCTTCTATAGCTACCGTAAACACATCCGGAGAGGTCTCCGGGGTAACTATTGGCAATGCCAGCATAACAGCGACGTACAACGGCTTGTCTTGTTCCACGGTATGCTCTGTGGTGCAGTCCGGGCTTGCGTTCCCGGATGTGGACTTTCCGGTGAACACGGCCGTTAGAAATGCGGAGGAACGCACCCTTGCCCAATTCAGACAGTCGATTGTTCTACTTTCGATTATGATGGCTTTTATAGAAGAGGCTCAAGTACTACAGGATGCTGTTAGAGATGTTATGTCAAAGAGAACGATATTTAAGGCAAGTGGAGAGAATCTTAATGTGCTTGGACGAATAGTGGTTCAGTTACGGGGGCTTATAAATCTCACGGATCAGGTTTGGTTTGCGCCAGATACCCCTGGGGCGTCCGTGGATCAGGCACGAGTATGGGTCTTAAATGCGCCACAGGAGGGAAGCATTGCCGCCCCGGACGTATTCTCTAAACTGTTTATTCAAGCGAAGATATTCAGAAACAATGTAAAGTACGGATCTATTCCAGAAGTGCAGCAGTTTGTTTACGCCCTTTTTGGAATTCCGGTAAGCGTTATTCTTACAGGGCCGCTTACCATAGACTTGGTGGTTCCAGACTCGATTTCGAGTGACGTTTTTGCATCTCTGAGCAGCCTTGTAAGATTGCAGACATGTGAATCAGTTTACCTGCTACCAGTTCCCGCAGGGGTGAAGATAGACAATGTTATAAAGTTTTCAGACTATTCAGTTTAAGGAGGAAACAACATGAAAAGATTAACCGCATTTATTAGTGCCCTTTTGATACTTACTTTGGGACTTCCCGGAGTAGCTATATCGGCGTCAAATAGAACAACCGTTGTTGGGGGCGTCTGGGCACTGGGGGCCGCTGCGCCCGGCAACAATCCAATAGCAGGGAATACGTACGCAAACGACGCTCTTAGCGAGTCTGTTATAAATGATGGTTGGCCGTTCTCGCAAGTCGTGAATTCAGCTAACTTCAATGAGTTCATGCGCCGCATTTCCATAATCCTTAC